ATAACAAGATTTTTAGGCGTAATTACACTTGAACCAGATGTCATTGCAACAGAATGTGATCCATAAGATCCTTCTGATGCTGAAAGTGCTGCAACAAGAGTCCCAGTCAAAATTGTTGATGCAAGCAATGGATGACTTACAACTGCGAAATTTGCTGGTGCTGTTCCCAGTGAAACACTTAGCAAAGCAAAATTAGAACCAGTTGCAACATTTACTAGATTCAGATTTTGTCTACGAAACAAAAATCGTTTTTGTTCAAGATCTGTTAGATCAGTATTAATAGTGTTAAGACCCCGAGCAGAAGAAGATCCGGATGGTGCACTAATTGCGTCATACCACGATCCAGAAACATTTGCCCAAAGTATTTGTCTAACCTGAGTACGAAGTGCATTAAGATCATATTCAAGTGTAGAAGATGAAACCTGCAGCGAAAGACCCGTAACAAGTGTATCATCATACGCCTCAGTAGAGAAAACTTGGTTTGGTTGAGAAATAAATGTTCTTGCCATATTCGCTTTTTCCTATAATCTAAGTATTAACGAGGATATGTAGCATCGATATTACTTCCGCTACGATAATTCGTTATCAGATTAATTAGACTACCAGTTAGCGTGTAATCGCTGTCAGCGCCTTGTCTTTGTTTAACACCATTTATAAACAACATTAGTGAATTAGAAGGCGATGGTGAATACGCCAACGTAAAAGCTTTGTTACTACCATTATTCGAACCAGATGGAATTTCATTCCATTCAATTGATCCTGCAACGCCTGCAGCAATTGTAAGTGTTCCACCAGGACCACTGTCAGTTATAGTAACTCCTGATCCCGCAACAAGTTTTCTAGCACTTGGAGGAAATGGGCCTGTCGAACCTGAAGCAACAACCCAACCGGTGGTATTGATATATGCATCAAGTTGTACGTGGGTTGTTGTCCCAACATTATCCAACTCGCTGTGATCATCTATGACCCGGTATGCTGTCATTATTGCATTCTTAAGTTACGTAACAATTATACTCACACAAACACAAAAATATACGTAATAATAAAACTTAGTCCTCATTACATTATTATCAGTGTTTAATCTGTGAAGCCGCAAGTAACACTAACTAACACTATTGCAGCCTCAAAATGCATGCCATCTGGTCTTGTTGAAAAATGTCCGCCCCAATAAAAACCATTATCATTTGCGATGTTTACTAGTTCGCGAACACTACCTCGTTGGCCAACTTTTGTTGGAATAGTTCCTAGCATGTTCCATTGAACATTTATGTCAAATGCAGTGCCCCATGCATGATTTGACAACACTGTTCTACTTCCTCTTATGAAACGAGGCGCCCATGAACCGCCCCAGGTTAGAATTTTTTCACACAAACCAGCATCGTCCCAAGCCTGAAATAGCGTTTGTGTTTGTTGGGCAATTAGTTTATGAAGTTGAACCTGTTCAGAATTTAGTCTGGCAAGTTGTGGGATCGATATTGTTACAATGTTGTTTGACACCCAATCATCTGTAATTGTTATTGCTTCTGGATTCCAGCTTGTAGGTGCGGAAACATATGAAAATGCGCCGAATATTTTGACTTTGTTTACAAATGACATCGGGTCAAAACCCGGTTTTGTCGGCCAGTTTTGACCCGTTTTATCTGCTCTAGAATCAATCATCGTATTGTATCCAAGTGACATTGCTTTTCCCATTGTCATTGGACCAACTTCGCCGTCTGCAGTTATACTAACAGCTCGTTGAAATGTCTGAGTTGCAGTTTTGGTAGCATCATCAAATGTACCGTTAACTTCAATCAATCCACCTGGTGTTAGACCTCGTAGAAAATTTTGCCAAGACGTAACATCAGTCCCAGACATACCAACAAACAATACTCTCATATTATCTAACTATCAATCCACACGTGGATCGAGACATGATAATTAAGCAGCTGATTTAACTAGAACAATTGGTTCACCAGGAATTGGCTTATATGACTTCCATTCTGGTTTTGCTTTTAGAAATTCATCAACCGCGGCTTTTACACCGTGTTTTTTACCCTTGATTGGTTTTGTCGCAATTTTATTGTCTTTGTAACCTGGTCGTTTTGCATACCACATGTCGGTACTTGACCATCTTCCGTCATAGTCATCAATAATAACAAGAGAATGTGGATGTGTAATACTTTCTAGACTCTCAAGTTCTTTATTAACAGTATGATAATTGTGATCGCCATCAATCAAAACAAGATCAAACTTAATACTTTGATCAACTAGCTTAGGAATAACTTCAAGGCTATTTCCTTCAATGAGAAAAATTTGTTGATCTTTTTTCAACCCAAGTCCGTTCAACGTAATAGACAATGAATCTTGTACCATTACGTCAATACCCATCATAGTAAATTGAGTTTTTGTAGTTGCAAGATGTGCAGCCAATGGAATAAATGTAACACCTCTGTCTGTTCCTATTTCTAGGATCGCAGGAACATGTTGCAAACTATCAATGTATTGTTTACATATCTGCACGTATCCATGATATGCCATAACTTGACTCTTTTCAAATACGTCATTTCATATGTAACTGGGCAAATATGTGATTCTGTGTGATTACCACGGAAAGTTTTTTGGTACAATCCTACACATGTTTTGTTTATAAATTCAACGGCTTCAGTAAGGACACGTTTTCCATTTATTTCAGTATATTCGATGATACGTACAAACTTCATGTTTTGTTTTTTGAACGTTCCGTCTCCTTGATTTGATATTTTAGAAATAGTAAAATACTCTTTCATAGGTTTTTTCATAGGTTTATCAGTTGTTGAATTTGATTTTATTCTCATAACACTCCTGAAATAAGAACCTGAACTGCGTTTTCAACCCTTTTTCTAATTTCTTCTGGCAAAGCAGACAACAAAACATATGCTTCTGACTTGATTGGTGATGAAACCGTGCCAGTCTGAGTATACATATCAGAATTTTGAACTCCGACTCGAATAACAAGTGGAGCTGGTCCCTTCTTGCTAGCCAACATCGGTGAAAATAGATCTACTTTTTGAAAGTCCATGATATCATCCTTTCAAGATTTGACGGCCTTCGTTGAGGGCGTTATTTGCTGCTTGTAGTTTCTCAGTTAGTGAACTGTGTTTCTTTCTAAGATCAGAACAATCTTGACCAGTCGCCACTTGTTCGTTAATCTGTCTTTCAAGTTCTCTTACTTGTTCTGCTAGAATTTCTGAAGTTGCTGACATTTATATCACCTCTTTTTAATTATACCAACGGTTATCCAATAGATAAATTGAATTATGCGCAATTTTTGGTTGCGCATAATCACTACTGTGCAGTGGAAGCGTCGGGTACTGCCCCCGAGTCCGCAACAAATCCTTCGATAACTTCTTCACAGGCTTGACCCATCTATATTCTCAACCTCAGGGTGGGTCTATCGATGGAAATTTAACGTCTTTCATCTCAATGACGACACTACGTTTTACGTCCAGTATTTTGACGTTTTTGAACCAAGATCGCCTGATTCAACGTCTAGTATTCTGTTTCAAGGTCACTAGAAACCCATTCCTCATGCTGCTAGAGCTAGAGGAGCCACGCCATTGTCGTTAGCATGTATACGTCACATGGGTTTTAGATTGGACCCTCGTGCACCAATGCCTGCAATTATCAATCTCATTACCACGTCGAAGCTATTTCGCCCCCATGATAAAACTGAACCAAATTGTCAAAGAACTACCAAACTAACTATACATCAGTTTCAGCAAGATACGTTTTCGCCCTCGTTATCTTTTCATCCTGCTGTTTGACCCATTCTTTAAAAAGACGTTGTGTTACTTCAGAGTCATCCTTTGCAGTATTTTCTTCGATCATGGTTAGCGCAGTAATAATGTATGAATGCATACGATTAGAAACTTTTTCAATCGTATCACAATCAACATCTAGACCAGAGCTTCTATCAACAAATGCTTCACATTGTGTCAAGTAAACATACACAGCCATGAATTCTTTTGGCGACAAACTCACGAGCACTTATAAATCTTTCCACACTCAAGATTATCAATCCACTCTGGAGGGAACTTGTTGACTTCAAAAATATCCCATCCTAGATATTCACGCTCAACCCTTGTCAAGAATTCAATTGTCTTACCGGTACGCTTAACGAAAAGTACATCCTCAACATAGGGTTCATCGTCGCAGTTAGAATGAACGTTCAAAATTTCGTCTTTACCATCAAGAACAAAACTCAACTTTCCGTCATATCTTGTATTGAGAGCTGGCAAGTACTTTTTTAGTTCGGCGGGCGAAATTATCAGGTCATAATCTATGTCAACTTCTTGCTCCTCATCAGCATCTTCATCATTGTCTTCCTCAGATGAACTCTGTTTGTCTGTCAGTTCTCTGTTAAACTCTGATCGTAGCTCCCGAACACGGCCTTTAAGATCATAATCTCCTATGAGCTGTTCATAATGAAAAAGAACCTTGGTTAGAAACAATGTTTGTTGTATGTCTAGTTTCATAATTTCCTCTTACAACGAGTCAAAGTTCGAACCATCACAGTTCGAACTTCAACAGACACTTTAGGTTCTAAACTAAAACTGTCTTTCCGGTGAAGAAATAATGCTTGTTCAGAACACGATAAAGAGTGCGGCTCTCAGCACCAGACAACTTAATCGTACCCTCAGGAAAGTCAATAAACAACATAGTTGAATTCGTCTTCGAGTTCGTTGAAGCAGCAAACTTTACCGCTCCAAGATCACGTCGAGTAGTTTCAGTCCTCTTCTTCCCATTCTTGTCATGACGAACAGTGATTGATGCATTGCGATTCGTGACAGACTTAACAACCTTCTTAGACTTTTTCATTTTGGTTATATCTCCATGGATCAGATTTTCCGATCCAGTAGAGATACAATACACCGTGTGATATGGTGTGTACACAAAATTTATCTAACAGTTAATTGATTGTTTACACCACCGTAGAATTAAGATGATTAAATCTAAACAGTCGTGGTCATTATCGATAAATGACGAAAGGCCCAATAAGGGCCTTTCCAGTCATTTTGTATAGAGTTTATGTATAATGCGTTATTTCCAGCAAGAACATATGAACCAGATCCACCCGTAATACACCAGTGATATCCGTCTGATACCATGATAATAGAACCAAGCGTTGGCATTTTAATTGTTCCACCACCATATTGTGCGACCGCGAGGTCGCCAATAGAACCTGACGTTCTTGTGAATAGTGCTCTGCCGTTATTTGGTGCAGAACCGCTTAGAAGCCAATTAAATGATCCACCGACACCTGTGTCAGTGAAACACAACATTGATCCTGGATAAGATGCAGGTGAAGGTACAGATCCTGTAAAGAATCCTGCGCCTGCGCTGCCCGATGCAGGCACATAGAAAAATCCTGCTGAAGGCACTGTTATGCTACCTGATCCAGCAAGAGTATTGGCACCTTGATTGATGCCTTGCGTAACTAGAAGAACTCCGTTTACTGTCATGTTTGCTGAACCGTCATCAACAAAACCTTGACCACCTTGTGTATATGCCATATTAAAACCCCAATCGATTTTAAGTATTCATATCCGAAGTATAAAAAATCAAAATTTCATCAAATATGTTGCATTACCACACTCTTTACACGGTGACTCTACGCTGTTACCAAATGGCATAAGTCATTATGCCATTTGATTACAACTTGTACAAATACAATTCAACTTAAACGACGAAAGGCTTCCGAAGAAGCCTTTCAAGTCATCTAACTAGTTGAATTTATTGATATTTCTATCAGATAACGTTCATATCTAGAACTGTGACAGTACCGTAGAAGTCAGTTCGAACCATCTTCTTACCGTATCTGGTCATAACTCCCTTGCGCGGCGTGAAGTCTTCGGGTGCGAAGATTGTTGGCGTTACAATCAGTGGAACGTATGGGCTGTATACGTAACCGGTCTCTAGGTAAGATCCACCCTTGTAACCGACAAGGATCTTGTTACGTGGGAAGTATGGGTCCTTGTATACTGTGAAGCGGTTTGAAACCGTTCCGATTGCTTCCGTTCCAATCGTGAATGGCGTAGAAACTTGTCCTTCGCCGTCCATGGAGAACTTCGCCTTGTAGAGAACTGAGCTCTCTAGGATCGTGCAAACATCTGGTCCAGTGACCATGAAGTTAGCGGACCCACGAAGCGTCTTACGATGAATCGTATTTGCAACGTCGATGATCGTCTCGACAAGTGTCTCGTACCATTCACGGACAGTTCCAGTGAATTGTGGTCCGATGCTCAAGCTTGAAGCAAGAGCCTGACGATCGCCAGTAACCTTGTTGACAAAGCGGCCTGGTGAACGGCTCCAGAAGAAGTTTGCACCATTTGCTTGAGAGACAAGATCGCCAAGGATTTCGCGGTCGATTTCCAATGCAATCTGCTCAGAAAGAATACCTGTCAACTCAACTTCAGCGTCCATTGAGTGATATGCATTCAAGTCCTGTGCCATTTCAGGAGACCAACGAGCACGTAGCTTTCTGGTCGTCGCTGTAATTGCGATCGCTTCAATCTTGATATCAATCTCTGGGATTGCTACCGTTGGTGAAGACGCAAAGTCAGACTCGAAGGAAGGAATCGTTAGAGTCGATCCTGATCCACCGTCAACAGTTAGCGCATCGCTAATTGCCATTGACATTTTCTGTGTTGCAGAACCCATGGTTGGAACAGTTCCACCATTTGTCAAACGAACAACCAACTGAACGTGTGTTCCGTTTAGTGGGTTAGGCGTAAACACCGTACCGGACCAGTCACCACGCTTGTTAAGGCGACGAAGGTTAAGTACACCAGTACCTGACTGATAAGAATCTGTCCAGGAAGTCGTGCTACCTGCACCGGTGAATGCAAAGATTGCAATCTGCTCAGGAGCAAGGAAATCACCCTTTGCGATTCCAGCCTGAATTGCGGCGACTGACATATAAACGAAGGCACAATCTAGTGTACCAGCGCTTAGGTCGTTTTCTACCTGTGAATCAAAGTCCAACAAGCGAGCGTTGGTACCAGAGAAGTCTGTTAGAGATGCAACCGTTGCACCAACAGTCCAGGTCGTATTTGCACCGCTGTATGCACCAACGTTAACATTTGATCCAGAGATGCTCAGTGATGCTGAGTGAACCTTTGAATAACCAACGTTAACAAGATCATACATACCACCGGTTGTAAGAGAACCTGACTGAATTCCTTTACCCGTTGGGTTATTGTAGATCGATTGTCCACGTGCATATGTTTCAAACGTAGCTGAATTGCTGAGGCTTGCACCTGCATCACCACCGACGTTTGAGCCGTAGGTATAATCTAGATAAAAGATTAGGCCTGATGGCAATGACATTGGCTGAACCGAAACTAGCTCGTTGGCAACCAAACCACCGAAGACCCTACGAACGATTGGGAATGCGATGTTTGAAAAGCCTTGGATCTGTCCGGAAGAAGTAACAGTACCTCCACCAGTCGACAAAGAACCAGCCTCTTTTAGAACCTGTGCTGCTTGGTTCTCCAAAAGCTGAGACATTGTCTCTCGTTTAAACCCATCAAGACCACGAAGCAAGCCAGTCTTGCTCCACTTCTCGACAAGGCGGGCTCGTTCAACACCTACGTGTTTTTCACGAATTCCCTGGCTAAGCTGCTCTAGTGTAAAATGTTTCATTGTATCTTTATTCTTTCTTTAAATTGGTGTTTATCTTTGTTCACGCATCATAACTTATTGATGCCTGCGAGCCTTGCCCATCTATCAGTTTCAAAACCCTCATTAAGGACGGTTGAAGCTGGACGAGTTGCCCTTGAAGATGATCCGATGAGCTTTCGATCAGCAGATTCAACTAGAGAACGCGAGGTTCCTGCTAGTGTTCTTGTTAGGCTTTCGTAGACAAGCTTGACTTCACGGAGGCTTGTGGCCTCATCAAGCTGCTGAATAACGGATGCCTTTTGCTTCTTAGACAATGCATCGCTCTGCAACAGTTTGTTCGTGTAGACTAGCTTCGCGTTGAACAGATTAGTTTCTGCCAACTTAGTGCGGAGTGTTCCTTCGGCCAATGACTCCGCGGGCCTTGATGCACCACCATTTAGTCTGGTGCTTTTCTTTGATGCTTCAAAGAGCATCGACAACATTTTGTTTGAGCGCTTAACTGACTCAGTATAACGACTGTGTAGCACTGCGCTTTCTTTCTTGATAGCATTTAGAGAGCGTGCATCTTTACGAGCAATTGCTTTTCGTGCTTCAGTTTTTAGCGTAAAGCCTCGTGACTTTGAACGCTCTTGTAGACGCTTTTCAAAAGAAATTCTTCGCTTTAGTGATTCAGCGGTAACATCAGCCTTTTTTTCGTCTGGTTCATCACCGTCCATCGTAAGCGTACCGTCAGCTTCATCAGCTTCGCCAAGTTTTTCTTCATCTTCATCTGGCTCGTCTGTTTCAGTTGTAACGTCGCCGTCAAGCCAAGGATCACCCTTACCTGAACCACCACCGAATGCGTCAAGAACAGCTTTTGCTCCATAACCTTTCGTGGATGGAACAGCATCTTCACGAAGCTTCTTCATACGAGAAATCTCTCTACGAAGCATACCTTCATCAATTTCAACAATTGTGTTATCGCTTAGTTTACGTGATTCCATTTGGTTATCTTGTCCTTCGTCATCTCCAAGAGAGTCTAGATCAAGGTCATCGTCGTCGCCACCTTCATCGTCGTCGCCACCTTCATCGTCTGTAACTTCTAGATCTAGGTCATCGCCACCTTCACCGACATCTGAATCATCGCCACCCTCTTCTTCACCGGTAACAAGGTCGACGCCGACCGAGTCAAGATCAATCTCATCTGGCAGGCCAGTGAGCTTTAGGGTCACATCACCTTCATTCATTAGGTCTCTTAGGCTTCTTTTTGACATCTTTTGCTCCTGGAGCTTGTTTAGTTCTTGGAAATAGGTTTCGAGCTTATTTTCATACAAACTCTTGTTGCGAGAATCAGTTATTGATTCTTGCACATAGTCATACATATTCTCTACTCTGGAAATCATCTTACCAATTTGCAATGAATATCCACGAGATTCTTTAATAAGCCTGCCAGCAGCACTGAAGGCCTTAATTGATTCTCCCATTCTGTAAAGACTTGCTTCCAATTCTTTAATTAGTGCAGATTTTGTTGCATTAATCATAGGAGTTAGTGCCTTAACAGACTCAAGATTCAATTCATATTCTTCGCCAGTATCAACGGAAGATCCGAACATTGGCGATTCAACAGGAACACCTGCGGGATCAGCGTCTAGAGCATCTAGATCAAGCGTTACTTTTCCTTCTTCGTCAGGAATGAGCTCATCCACAACGGCCATAATGGCTGGTTCTTCTTCGTCAGACATGTCGAAATCATCTTCATCGTTTATTTCACGAAGAAGTTCTTTTTCAACTAGTGCTCTGATTCGTGGCGTTACTGCTTCAACAAGGGCATGTTTAGCATTATCTTCTGCAACTTCCTTTAGTCGCTTGACATCTGCAAGTGCCTCTTCATAAAGTTCCTTTGACATGCTATAATTTCCCTGGTGTATTAGTGTTAAGTATATGATTAAAATACAAATATAGCATTTCAAACGCCTGATTTACCGAGCTCTGAACTAGCACCAAGTGTATTAGCGACATATAGCTTTTCTCCCGCAGACGTTGGGTTAATCAAATTCTGTGTCTCTCCTGGCAAACGTGGTGCAATTGAAAGTCCATTTGGATCATTGGCTGCTTTCTCGTTAAAAACTTCAACAGAAAGCATCGGATCCAATTTATCTGTGCCTTCTGTTTTTCCAGGGCCTGGTGATGAAATGTCTGGCATATATGGGTTTGCAGGATCTCCTACTTTAAACCAACCACCTGCAGGATTAGCCTTAGTTCCTCCACTTTTTTTGTCAGGAGCAGAAATCTTAGATGTTGTTCCCTGATAACTAATATCGACACCATCGGGAAAAAATCCAATATCGCCTCTTTGAATTTTTTTAGCTATAGCTCCACCGGCCGCCTCATCAGATGCACGAAGATATAGATTACCAGCCGCGTTCGCGGCTTTCGTACCGTCAACATGATCCAATCCCTTAAATGGATTGTAATCATCAACATCGCCCTTAAACATTCTTTCAAGAAAACTTTTTCTCTTAGAATTGGGTGCGTTATAAGTTGTATATTTACCTTTTCCAGCCATGTTTTTACCCTCCGTTCTTTCTTTGCGTTAATGCGTTTCGAATTGACTTAATAATACGAGAACGCGTTTCCACAATCTTCGTTAGTCTAGAGCGTAGACGAGCCTCTTCAATTTTAAGGGCCTTTGCATAGTCAATCTTCTTTTCTAGTGCATCAGCATACTCATCAGCATCTACTTCTTCTGTATCTTTGGCACGGGACTCAACGTCCTCGACGTCTCCAAATTTAGCAACTTCTTCTGCAACAATTCTCTTTAGCAAGTTAGATGTTAGTTTCATATACGTACTCAATTCTATGTTTAAATAGGCAATCATCAAACAATTACAATAATTTGTTGCCGGGAGATGGCGCAAATGCAAGACTTGCCCATTTTGATGCAACTTCTTCACCAAAAACAGCCGCCGGATCACCAGAAAATTGTTCTTGTTGATCAAAACGTGCTTGAACATTTGAACCTGCATGACTTGGTCTATCGTTCGCAAGTTGTGTTTGTAGAGTTGTCATTGCTGTGTCAGCAAGAATATCAGCCATCATTGAATTTCCACCGGACTCGGTTATGATCGCTTGTTCAAGTGCACTTCTAGGACGTGGAGAAACTTGTTGACCACGAGGTGTAACCTTCGTATCAAGAGGCGACAATTTTCCTGAACCTCGATTCGCAATTTGTGGTCTGCGAGACTCAATCATTGGGAAATTTATTTCTTCAGAACGCCCAGAAGAAGAACCCAAGCCTTCTTGTAGTATCTCTATCAAACATGTTTTAACAAGTGCTTTTAGTTGAAGTCTAGACAATTTGTTTTCTGTAGCCATGGTTATCCTATCGCAGTTTTTGAAAGATTAACGTGGGTCATTCTGTGATCAACAAGAGAGGCTTTATCAATCATTAGTATACCATCTAGGTGGTCGACCTCATGTTGTATGATTTGTGCAGCATATCCATTAAACGTGTTAAGCTTAATGTGACCGTACATGTTTTGATATTGTACTTGAATTTCTGTAAAACGACGAACATTAACAATCACATTTGGAATTGACAAACATCCTTCGGGCAAAACAGCTGTTTCACTAGAAGTCCAAATTATTTTTGGATTAATCATGATAAAAAGCTTATGTGAAACTTGACCTTGTGATGAATCAACAACAATTATTCTTTTTTGAATATCAACTTGTGGAGCTGCAAGTCCGACAGCGTCTGATGTATACAATTTTTCAACCATCGACGCTACGACACGATGAAGACCTGAATCGAATTCAGTAATATCTTCACAGACAATGCGAAGTTTATCGGATGGAACAGTTACAATGTTCATCCAACCCCAGACCAACCGGCTGAACCGTCAGAAAGAGTCCCTGACAATTGAGGCATTTGTCTTGCGTCAATATTTGTCAGACCAGCTGCAACTGAAACTCTAAGACTAGCAACTGTATCACCAGCAAGGTATAGACTTGTTACTCTGTATTCAAGTGTAACGTCTTTGTTACCATCTAGCAAATAATAGTTGTTAGCGATACCATTTTTTGTAAAAGCGATTCTAAGATGTTGGCCAGCAGATCCATGATTTGCAACTGTTATAAATCTTGAAACTTTTGCAAAATCTATTCTTTGTGAACCTGACGATGAAGCAGGAACTTGACTACTAGTAACATGTGGAAGTGCAGAAGTTTGAAATTCTGCAGCATATCCAAGGCCAGGTGACGGATTATTTAGTGACATGTTATAACCTCTTATATGACAAAACGTCGTTCAAAATACGATCAATTCTGTCTGATTTGTTAAAGATCTTTCTAAGATCACCCTCTTGCAATTTGCGGCCTTCTGGGATCATGAAAGCACCAGGCGTAGATGGTTCAGAAACATAGTCCCAACATATGAGCTGAAAATCATCTTGAACCATGTGATAATCGCCCTGCTTTTTTGTTGAACCAACACCGCGTGAAGAAATACCAAGCTTAACACCACTCTCGACAAGTGATTGTAGTATCTTACCAGAAGGCGTATTTAGAACTTCTACTGTTCCTATAACAGTACCTTTTTCAAGATGAGCCTCTCTGATAATATGAGATACATTTTTAAGGTTAACAACTGACGATTCAGGATGGTCCAGTTCTCCAAGAGCTCTATTCTCAATAATGAACTTTTGATAATTACGAATTTCACGTTCTAGAACATTCATTGGATAAATGCGGCCATTTTGATTTAGTGTATCAGCCTTTTGCAAAATACCCTTCATCATTATTTTTTTTACAGCAGGCACTTCTACTTGGTTGCCCTGAGCATCTTCCGACATCATTGCAGGTTTTACAACTTCTGTAATAACCTGATATTCGAAAACATCATACGTGTTAAGCAGTCTTTGGTCGGTCATAATGACTCCTCACTAATTAGTTCTGAACTAAGTTTTGTATACAACATGAATCTTGTGACAGTATCATCATTGATAACGTCAAGTGATTCGGTCATTAGACGATCTTGTGTATTTACAAGTTTTTCATTAATGTATGAATTATCTGGATGCATCTTTACATATGATCCGATTTTTTCAAGCAAGTTTGTTTTTACTTCTAGTAGTTTGTTTTGAATGATTTCTGGATTAGAATTGGCTGTTGAAAACACATATGCTTTAAACAAAGAACGTTGCTCTTCATTTAGTAGGCCCGCATATTTTTCATTCAATTTCTTTGTCATGACCTTCATCAACAACCTAGAAGTCCCTGCCGATTCTTCACTCATAATCTGATCAACAGGTTTGACTTTTTCTGATATCAAGTGTTTAACCATCTGATCTTCATATATTGCAAGTCGACCAATGTCTTTGTTGGAAGATCTCCAGTCATTTAGAAGAGTTTGAACTGTTGCATACATTTTATATTCATTAACTTGTTGATCGTAAAAATGATCATCTTTCAACGAATAGTTGATTTGTTTAATAAGAATAGATTTTTCACGATCAAGAGCCGTAACATCATATGACTTAGCGGCAAGCTTTGCTTCGTTCATTATTGAACCAGCAACAACTTCCGACGAAACAGTCGTTCGAACCAGTGCATTAATCAAGCGAAACTCTTTGTAAAGTTCAGTTCCAGGCTTGAAATGTTTCCGCAAAATTCGTAGTGCAAGTGAAGATTTCTTCTGATTACCTTCAACTAGCGAACTTGAAATAGTTTGAACGAGAAACTCATACAGTAGTCCCGTGTTTCTTTTTTTGTTATGTGTGCTCGACTTCGACATTTGGGTCAACGTCCTTTCAATCCTGAAAGGCAATCATTAATTTGATTGCCCATAAATTACTATCACTTTCGTCATCTGCATCGTCAATGATAAGTACATCATCATTTCCATTTGAATGTTCATCGTCGTCTATTTCGATATTTTCATGCAAAATTTGAATACTATTTCCAGTTTTTGCTTGTTGGCGTTTTGAAAACGTAGTAAGCATTGAATGAACATCAGACGTTAGTTGTGTTCGATGTACTTGCTTTGATTCACCAAAAGGATTACTTACGACAGATTTCATCCAGTTTGTATCAAATGGATCTTTCATTTCTCTGCTATCGTGACTAGTCATTTTTTTGAAATCAGGCATATGAGTTTTACTAGCGCCATGAGTTCTTTGCCTACCGCGATTATAAAGAACACGATCTAGTTGACGTTGTGCCTTAAGAGGAACTTCCATGTCTTTATCCGATAGTTTAAGACCAAATGTCTCGTCATCGTCAGAATTATCACCAGACGTTAGAAGTGTCAATTCTGGATTGACCTCTTCCTCGGGTTCTTCACTAGCATTTTCTTCAGGTGGTGCAGCCTCTTCTGGTGTACTAGCATCATCTGCGCCGGCGTCATCGCCTCCACCAAACATATCATCCGCACCTCCTGCATCATCACCTCCAGGAGCTCCGCCAGCCGGTGCATCCGTTTGTGCATTTTCAATTGAAGAATCTACCATCTTGTCTTTGAGGCGAGACTGATCCATTCTCTTACATTCTTCGTCATTCAAGCCCCAGATTTCTTTTCGAATGAAATCTTTGTTAACAAATCCTTCAGGCGCAGATCCGGCAATTTCAAACTTAGAACGCCAAAGTTCAAGTTTTTGTTGTTGTGCAATTGTCGATGGATTTGACAGATGCAACGTAAAATTCTGTAGATCATCTTCGTCGAATCCGTGAGCATAAAGATGAATAATTGCTAGTTTGTTAAGTTCAGATATTAGAACCTTTTGAATTACGCTAATAGTTCGTGAGAATCTTATGTCTTCTTGAGCAAGTGTAGCCTTGCTTGACAATGCTTCATCATAACCAAGATATGCTCTTGGAATTTTAAGTGCTGCAAAGAGCTTTTTTTGAATGTAGGCAACGTCTTCAACCGCGGCCGTATTTTGTCCACCAGCAAGTGTTTCAATCTTTGTTCCGGAATCACTACCACGAGTAGCAATGAAATAATCTTCTTCTACGCTGAGAGGATTATAACGCAAATCAACACGACCAGAAGTATTGTCAATGACTTGATTTGTTCGCAGGTTTTTACGTTGCAATTCCATATACGTGTCAACTTCATGTGGTGGCACGTTAGCAACGTCAATATAAAAAACTCTTCGTTCAGGTGCTCTTACAACACGATAAACTAGCATTGCGTCTTCAATTAGAATTAGTTGACGCCAAATTCTACGTGCTGGCTCGATAACAGATGAGCCGTATGGCAAAAACATGTCATTGCCAAGAAGACGAAAATGTGTAACTTCCCAGTTCTCTAGAACACGATTTCCAAGCGTTACCCAACGATAACGAACAGCAAAAGGATCATCTCGATCATAATTTTCTTCGCGTTCAATTTCATTTACAGGAATCGGAAACGCGGAGACCACACCGTAGTGTTGTGAAACGTCGTTATAAAGAAAGAAGTCGCCGTACTTGACTAGATTTCTAGCCCATGATCTTAGATTGAATTCTGTGTTAAGGGTATTATAAAAAAGATCTTCAAGAATTTCTTTAATCTTTTCGTTATCAGAATAGATGTGTAGACAACGACCCTTTTCATCTGCTGCAACAGTTTCGTCTGCATATATGTCAAGGGCAGCTGCTATTTCAGGTGTGTTATGTGAGACAACTGAGTCGGTCGCAAAGTTCTTATATCCGTCGACAGTTAGGTCGTAGAGAGGAATTTCACCAACATATTCGACTGAAACAACTTTGTGGTTACAATAACCGGTCTGGAATTCACTGTACTTTTGATACCCGTTTTGTGCGAGACGAGAGATAATCGTATTCTTGTTAGCATTCAATTTTTCTGTCAAGCGCGGCAAAGTCAGACCGGGGACATATGCATCACAAATTTGTTGAAAAGTAAGATCATTTCCATTTGAACCTTTAGGACGACCGCCTGCTCTGGCACTTTTAATTTGTTCAACGACTATTGTTTTGTCGGAATAACCAAAAGATGATCGCAAATCAGACCAGGTAGTTCTGGCGCGTTTATTCAAGAATTTATCAAATACGTTAACAGTACAACCAAGCTTAATGCACAATGACCTTTTTGTATCTTCTGACGATATAACAGACTTTATCAATCCGAGGTTCAAATCCCTTGTCAACAGCCCGGGTCGATTATTATTTAGATTCGCTGGTGTTTGGCCATTAGCATATGCACGAACAAACTGTTCAAAATTAGCAAATCCATTTGAAACAAGTCGTTCAAATATCAGATTCCATGTAACATCAAGCGCAGAAGAAATTGCAGGTAGACTGAAACCAACACGTTCTGCGGTTTCCAAAATTCTGGAGAATGTAACGTCATGACGACGGGTTGGTGCATTATCACGCATCCATGTAGCATGATTCTTCTTAAACTGTTCAATCCATTCATGATTTTCAGGTGCCCATTTCACACCATTATTGATTGCAGCGTGATAAGAATTGTGATCAGAATTCGTCATGATCTTTAGATTTTCAGGACGATTATCTGACTTAACAAAGTTAATGTGATGAACACATTCATCTTCAGTTAGTGATCGTTGAGCAACCCATTCTGCAACAAGTTGATGTTCTTTAGTCCAACCACGAAACTTGTCATTCATAGTATAGATCCATGAATAACCTTTTGTGCCTTCTTCTGCACCTTCAAATAGATCCTTACGGTAGAAAGGCATCATCGCATCTCCGACTTGAATATCTTCAGTTTTACGATACGTACCGTCTCTTAGCATCAATCGATGTTCTGGGCTTGCAGTTATACTCTTTCCAGAATCAAACGTTATTTTCCATGCATGGTCAACACAAGTCTGACGAGCTTGTTTTCCAAGTGCAGGAACGATTTGTTTCTTGTTATGATCGTATGAATAAACGATAAAAGAATGATTCGGATCTTTTGAACATCGTTCTGCTAGCTCACCGATTGTTACGTAACCATCTGGTGTAGGAATTTTCGTGTCAATCGCAAGTGAATATTCCATCTCTTGAAAATCTTGGTACCTCATCAGGCGTTCTGAGAGGTTATATGCATTTGCAGTAATGGTTGCATATGTTGGTGCAAGAGACTTTTGAAAAAGAAGTGTTCCGGACGATTTCGTCTTATCAGCAACTGCCATGGTTGTATCCATGGTTCTGATTTTCTTCTTGATAACAGGCCCACTTCTAAAGAGCTTTGTTAGACGTCGAAATAGGCTTTTTGGTTCTTCTTTTTTGCTCATTTTTTTTGTCGGTCTATTTTAGAACGACTCATTGTTCAATTATAAGTTTCTAAAACAAATTGTATAGGATCGATCAATTAAACAACTTTTGTTTTCTTGGCTGGCTGCAATGATACTCGTTGTGGCTCAGCTTTTTTCTTTTCAACGTATGAACCAGGTGAACTGACCATGTCTTCAAGTGTAAGTGCTATAGCATCAAGATGAGGAATCAATGAATTACTCATCGTTACATTTGCGCTTTCTCTAAATGCTTCGACTGATGCAAGAAGTTTACTAGCTCCATTTACTACTTCCCTAATAGATGCATGATCAACGCTTTCCTGCATTGATGCTGCTAGTTCTTCAGCAATTATATTTCTTAGACGTGGAAGAGTTATTTGTTTACTCATTGCAAAAACCTTTTCTTAACTGTAAGTATCAACTAGATCAGCGTAGTAGCCAGCTGAAATCGTTAACATCATTATTCTTTGGTCGTGAAGAATTCTTATAAGGATTAACACCTTGAATATTTGGATTAACAAGTGCCTTAATAGAATTGACTTCGCCTGGCATGTCAGCAGGATCTCGTCTGATTACTTTTGATGCATTTGCCATCGCCATCGCCATCTCGTAACCTTGTTCATTTGTTGATGAACCACCAGTTGTCAACCAGACGCCAATCGCAAGACTAAGAACAAGATCATCGTAAGAATCTTTAGATGCTTGTGCTTTTGATCCTTGCCAAACAAACGATTGCATTTGATCATAAAATCGTTGTGAATATATTCGAACATTCTTATTTCGAATCTGTTCTTCCAATTTGGCCAGAATCTGTGGACGCGTATTACCTTGCGTTTCAAACCCTGGAACATTGTCTTTGTCTGAGGGAATAAACGTATATGGATCA